TTGGCTACGGCCTCGACGCTATCACTAACGCCAAATTTGCCAGCAAGAGCGCTAACAGCAGCCCCACCAAGAGGACCGGCAACAATGGTAGCCAAAGTAGGCGCAGCATTTTTGAGGAGAGAAAGTAGTTCATCCATGTCAAAGCCTCATCTTGTAAATAATAAATTCAAATGTACCCCAGCCGACTGCACCAGCCGCTAGGCAAGATGCAAACCCAATAAACAAAGTTTCAATTAATGACGCTAGTTTTTCATTACGTTTCTTTTTAGCGTCTTGTGCTTCACGCTCTTGACGCCGCCGGTTGGCTTGGATTTGATTGTATTCAGCTTGAATGGACTCCCAGACGTCGCCCTGCCCAGAGTAGATCAGTTGTTCTTTGAGCTTTTTTTCAGCGTCCCTGAGCGCCTTGGCCTGCATCACGGTGTCAAGGGCTTGGCCCATATCCGACCGAGTTTTTTTGTTATCTTGCGCCGCAGCAATTGCAACGGTATCACGCATTTCAAAGAATTTAATCAAGTCGCCAGAGCACTCCTGCAAATCCTTGCCCATCTGGATGGCTTCTTGCACTCCCGCAATAGTGCTTTTGGCAATTGCAAACGCAGCACTGATTGTGATGGGATCAATCATTTATCTACTTTGGCATCAAGTTTGTCAAAAATCTTGCCCAGCATTTCTTTGATGTCGTCTATGTCGCGGCGGTAATCATCTTTAGAAACGTATGTACTTGGCATTGCCCGTATGTCTGTATCCAAACGCTCTAAAGTGCGAGTGATGTTGTTCAGTACCCAGCCACCAAAGAAAGCAGCCAAGCCAAGGGCGATGTTGAAAAGTTGTTGGGTTTCCATTATTGTGCCAATGCGTTTTGATTTTTACGAGAGGGCGTTAAAGCATTGCCGCCAGTCAAACCAGCAGCAGCGCCAGAAACTTTCATTTCGCCAAGCGCAATAAGCACGGCGTCACGTTCAGCAGCAGGTAACGTTGCCAACAACTCGTTAGCGCCTTTGCCGGTTTGCATTCCTTTAGCCACAGTTTCGCGCGTGCTATCTGATACGCGGCCACGCAACATACTTGTGACGCGGTTAATAATAGCGGAAGCCATGTTGATGCCAGGTACAGTGGTGGGGCGTTCTCTCAGAATACCAGCCAAGGCTTCTTCACCTTGCCGTGCCAGCATAGCCATGTCGGCTTCTCGTTTTAATTCGCCAGCAACTTTATTGACCGCGCCCATTTGTTCGGGCGTCAAAACTTCACTAATCCCACCAAAACGCGGGTTTTGATCGGCACGCTTAAGCAATGCAGATTCACCTTGTCCAAGCGCGTTTAAAAATTGTGCGGGCTTTTCAGCCGCTGTGCCAGAACCTTTAAGTGTTTCTAGCATTTTGTTTAAAATTTGCGCTTGATTTACGGGCGCAGATTCTTGCGCAAAAGTTTGTCGTGCTTGCCCATAAATAGGAAGCACGTTTTTACTTTCAACAACTTTTAAATAATCGGTCAATACATTGCGCGCTACTGCTTGCGTGTCTTTACCCATGCCTGTAGCGGGCGATGCGTTAGCAATATCCGACAACGCACGTTTAATGTAGTGCAAAGATTCGCCAGAAATTGTGGCCGTCGTTGCAGGAGCTGTTTTTGTAATAGGTTGTCCTGCGGCATTAAGAAGGCCAGTTGACACTTCTTGCGCGGCTTTGGTTTCGCCTAAAATAAATGGCCGTCCATCCATACGGGCTAAATCCGCCGCTTTTTCTAACGTACCTTTAGGCAATCGTCCAAATACATCTTGAAGTTCAGGGCTAACTTTAGCCGCAGCTTTTCGTGCTTGTTCATATAATGGACCGGCAGCCGCTTCGCGGGCAATACGGGCGGCTTCAATATTTGGTGTAATTGATTCAATTCGTGCAGCCCGCGCAGATGCGTCTTCAGCTTCTTTAGCGGCTTTAGAAGCCGCAATATTGGCCGTAGGCGTACGCTGCGCTGCCGCTTGATAGACTGGTGCGGTAATGCCTGCTTCTTGAACGGCTTGCGCAGACGTCAAACCCGGCGCAGCCTTAGCGTTTGCCGATTGGATGGCGGCTAAGTTGTCGCCAGAAATCTCCCGCATGATTTTGCCAGCTTTAACTTGAACCAACCGACCGCCAACAGCGTCCCAAATCCATCCGGCTGCTTTAGCTACGGCTGGCAGGGCCACGGGCGCTGCGCCACCTAAAACAGCCCCGGCTGCACCGCCTATAGCTTGGTCGGACAAACGGTCAGTGCCTGGTTGCATAGTTCCAACCACCGCGCCCTGTTTAAAGCCTTGTAAAATTTGTTGGCCTTTAGTAAGGGCGTTTTGTGGCTGCATTAACGCGGGCACAACGCCAGCAACTGTGCCAATAACGTCGCGTGGTTTGACGCCAAACTCAGCTTCTGGCGACGTAGCGGCCATGCCGCGCTCTTTCATTGCCTGAACTTCGTTCCACCAATCAGAAATAGCTTTACTGACAACTGGTTTTTGACCTAGTTTTTCGTTAAAGTAGTCGCCCACGTTTGCGCCAAATTGAACTGCGCCGACCAAAGGTGTGGCTACACCCAACACAGCCCGTGCCACTGGCGTTGCAAGCGCTTGTTCGGTCAACGTTGCGGATTTGCGTTGGCCGGGAATACCGCCCCCAGATTCAATTGGCGCAGCGGCAGCCGCCGTGTCCCCACCAAATTGTTTGGCAAGTGCCGCGTAGTCAATTGCTGGCGCAGCGGTTGACCCGCCGTATTGTTTGGCAAGGGCTGCGTAATCCATTAAAGACCTGCGGCTTTCTTAAACTGCGCTGCTGCGGCGGGCGTGGGAAAAACATGCGATTGACCGTCTGGCGTTACAACAACGTTAGTGCTAGCGGCAGCAGGCGTTTCGCCGCGAACGCGGGTCATCACAGATTGCGCGGCGGGCGTTAATTTTTTGTCAAAATCTTTACGGCCCGTTGTGTTTTCGTACTGTAAGCTCAAACTTTTAAGTTGGCCACCCAATAGATTTTGATAAGTGCTAATCAAACCTTTTAACTGCTCTGGACTGTTAGCTGATGCAAAATTACGCTCGGCTTCTTGACGTTCAGTTACGCCACCACCACTGGCATTGATGGCTTTAATAACTTCAGTTGTTACGATTTGGCGTGCTGCATTAAAGTTGGTCGGCGCTGGCGAACCGGTTTGAGCTGCAATGGTATTGCCTAAAGAGTTAAATGCCTTAATGTCGCCGTTTTGCAGTGCATCAGACAATTTGCCCATTGTGTCCAAATGGTCAATCGCAGTATTAAACGAGTTAACCATTTTTCCTTGTTGGCCGGTGCTGAAATCTTTGACGGCTTTGCCTCGGCTGGCAACGTCTTGCTTGGCTTCAACAATTCCACCGGCTACGTCTGCTGCGGGTTTGCCAGTAGACAATTCGGTAGCGCGGTTCATAACTTGTGTACGCAAGCCAGATGCAGACTTGCCCATGCCTTGTGGCAACTGACCAGTCTGCAAATAAACGTTAGCCGCCACATCCAAAGATTGCGGCGTCAAAGTGCCTGTAGCCATCTCTTGATCTAAACGCTGACGAGCGCGTGCGTCAACCATCAACTCACCTGGCGTCGCTGTTTTCTTAATTGCCATGCCAGCAATAGGCAAACCATAACCAGGCATTGTTGGGTTATCTTGAATGCCAAGAATGCTTCCACCAATTTCTTGCTGTTTAATTTTAGGCAGCATAAATTCAATTTTGTCTTTTTCTTTCAAGATTCCCGTCAACTTGTCAATTCTGTATTTTTGGAAATCTTCAGGCGTCCGCAAATCTTGAATTTGTTTAAGTTCGGCCGACGCAGTATTAAAATCAAGAAACCCGTCTTTTAAACCTTCTTTAATTTTTTGCGCTGCTGCTTCTGGTGTTGGTGCAGACCCAACCGAATTGTAAGCAAAGTTAAGTTTGTCGCCTCTAAGTTTTAATTGTTTTTCGTCAATTTCAGCTTGTGTTTTAGTTTGCGTTAAAGCTGCGGTGGCAGCCTCATTTTGTGTTTTAAGCGCGGCAATGCCTGCTGGTCCGTACTGGATAGCAGTTTGCAAATCTAATTTAAAATTTGGTTGTTTGGCAGCAGCGTACAAATTATTTTGTTGCTCATCTGCACGCTGGGCTGAACTCAATTGATACTGCGCCAAAGCGTTTTGGTTTTGAGCATTTTGAATTTGTGCAATTTGACCATATTCCTGAAAAGGGTTACGTTGCTCAAGTTGAATTGGCTTATAGCCAAGTGCGATATTGGGATCAATTGCCATGATTCATTCCTTATGGGTTAAAGCCATCTGGGCCGCCACCTGAATAACCCGATCCGTAACCAATGCTATTACGGTTTTGCAACACTTGTTGCAGCAAAGAATTTTGCGCTTGGTTTTGGTTGTAGTTCATGTATGTACCCAAACCACCACTTACGGCATTTGCCATTCCTATGCCCCCAGCAGCTTGCGCAGCAGCGCCACCGGTTAAGTAGTTACCCATAGTGGAAGCATTGTTTGCGCCAGCTTGACCAAGGAAGTTAGTTGACGATTGGCCAGCACCCATTAATGATTGAAGGGGGGCTATCTGGTTACTTCGGTTGGCTTGATAACGGTTAAATGCGTTGGTGTATTCGCCAGAGGCTGAGTTTTGTGCGTAGTCCTGCATTGCTTTAAGCGATGTGCCAGACACCAAACCACCTCGACCACCTGCGCTGTGTGCCAAAGCACGTTGGCCTTCTGACAATCGGAACTGATAGCCTGGGTCCGCTTGGTAATCGGCCATACTAAAATCTTGGCCGTATTTGCCATAACCAGCAGCATTAGGATCGCCACCAACGCCCAAGAGCGACATCAACCTATTTTGCGCTGTAAGACCCGCTTCTCGGAACGGGGCTTGATCAGCGCGGGTTTGGTTGTATTGCGCATTTGAAATATCAGATGCGCGGTTAGCCGCACCGGCTTGCGTGTCCGCTGCGTTTTTAGAGCTAAACGCGCCGAGTACGGCACTACCGCCAATGGCGCTTATTGGATCAGGCATGACTGCGCTCCCATTCGTCAAAAGTTTCAAAAGCGTAAAACTCCCGAATTTCAGGAGACACTTTACGCATGTGTTCAAATCCACCAAGCAAAAACGCAGTAGCGATATGAATTTCAATCCCTAAGTTGCGGATGTGAAATGCAAGGTTTCGCAAATGCTTCTTGTCACTTTTTGCCATCGCGTTGGCGTCATGAAACCCATTAATGGACGCCATGATTAACGGTTGGTAATAGGTGTAGTTTGCCATAAACCAAGGGTTTGATGGGAGCGAAAACATCATTGACGTAAACACTCGGTTGACATGGCTGTCTTTAACAGTAACGTCTTTGTCAATCAGATCATCCCAAAGCTCCACAGCATCAAACAAACAGTTCAGAAAATCCACAGCGTGCTGGTTGCCAAGGCACCAGCTTCGTTTGTTGGCTTGATTTTGTTCTTGCCATTCTGCGGACATTACAGGCATCAGTTACTCCAGTAGCAAATTGTTGTTTGATGCAGCTTGCATGATTACCCAATTAGTGCCGTCAGACACCATTGTCGCCCAATTGCCAACTACATTCAAGAGGATGGCCGTACCAGCCGTTGTACTGTCAATTGGCACAATGTTGGCCGAAGCCGAATTGACCAACTGCGCTTGCATATTTTTGACCGTAATATAGCGGCCAATCCAAGCCGAGGCGGCTGGAAACGTCAACGTCATAGCCGAGCCGGTCTTGTTGTTGATGATCCAAGTGTCGGTATCCGCAATTGTGTAATCAGCAGTTTTTGTCACCGGCGCTGTAAAAACAGCCGCAATTGATATTGCGCCGGGGCCATTTGTAATTGCTATGCCCCGACCGGCTGTTAACGTATGCAAACTATATGCGCCGGTATCGCCAATCAATAATTGACCGTCAGTTGGCAGCGTGCTTAGACCTGTGCCGCCATTTTGAATTGCCGTAATGCCAGAGCCAGAACCTGTAATTGTGTACAGGTTGTACAAAAACATGTACCACTCACGCGATATTTTTCCAGTGCGCTCATCTAAGAAGTCAACACGGGGCGCGGTGATTTGGTTGTTAGCTGCGGCCATTATGCGTTCGTTGGTGAAGCAATAATTTCAGCACCCATGATGTCAATCTTGATGGGGTCAGTACCCGAGATTTCATACACACGGTCGCGCAACTTGAGCGTCATACCCAGACGCCGCCAAAAGACGCGCTTATAGTATTGGCCAATCTTTCCCATGTAAGACCAATGCTCATTGGACCACGTATGACCCCCATCGTCTGAGAAACGCAGCATGACGGCTGGGTCACTACCTTGGCCATCATTTAAGCCCGTACCGGACTCGCATTCAAGTTGCAACGTGTGCTGTGCCGTGCGCTTGAGATTGTTTGTGCCGGTGGGCAGCGCACGCCAAGAGCGCAACCACTTTTGTGGTTGGCCATTGTCTGCGTAAACCGCCAAATCAAACGTATAGATATTGCCGTTCTCAAAGTCGCCAACAATGATGTTGCCGCCAAAGTTGCACTGGCAGTTACTGCGGTGGCGGGTAAACGCGCCGTTTACAAATCCAGCACGCTCATGCCAAGCTTGCGTAGCCACATCGTAGACCCAAGTGGCGTTTGCCGATGGGAAAGTCAGCACGTAAAAAGAGTGGCCTTCTTCTTGGTACGTATAGGCCAAAGCGTCTGAGATGTTGCCGTACTGTGCGATAGCGTACTCAATTGCGTGCGTAGACACGCGAGCTGCGCTGTATCCTTGCGCCCGGTAAACAATGCCTTGGCCACGGGCGTCTGTGCCCAGCCAGAACAAAGTGTTGTCCAGCTTGGCCACAGAAAACGATGCCACACAACCAATTTCGTTAAACGCGCCTTGGATGTTGGTCAGCGGGAAGTTGGCCAGACCGGCGTTGTACCAGACTTCGGTTGAGTCAGTGCCAAACACCCACATCTGGCGATGGTCCACGTTAATGGCCACAACTCCGTCAGGAGAGCCGTCAGCAGACGCAAAGTCAAGAGCGTTAAACACCAGAGGGTAGATGTAGTCACCATTGGCTGGATTGACCGTATCCACGCTCCAAATGCGTTGGCTGTTAGGCTCGTTAAATACAAACAGATTGTCAATGTAGGACACCGTTACAGCGCCGGGGAAGTTGGCGTCTGTGATTTGGTTAAACTCGCCCGTTGGCTCGTAGTACGTGTAGCTGGGGCCGTTGCAAGCAAAGAAAATAACCGCGCCGTTATCAGCAATGGACACAGGGCCAGTGCCCGACACGTCGCCCAACTTAACTGGCGTAGATGTCAAGCCGGTCAGTTTATAGACCTCAGTGCCAGACACAACGTAGAAGTCACTGCCGTTGGTCTGGTGCGCCCACAATGCACGGATAGGGCCAGTGCCCACTGTCTGAAGAAAGTTTAAGCCTGGTGCGCGATTTAGGAACGCAGGCTCTGTACCGCCCTCGGGAATAATCTCGGGGAAAATGTTGATCATCCGGTTGTCTGCCGCATTGACAGACCGGGCAACGTAGGCCGAACCGAGAATGGGCGACTTCATCAGTAGTTACCGGCGTAGACGTTAAAGCGCTGGCGCGTAGCTATCATAGAGTACGGCATCGCCATCACATCGTCAGGGTTGTTAATGCGCTTCAAATCGCGCTTGCTGGTCATAGCAATGCGCTGCACTTGTGGGCTTGGCTCAACGCCAAACTCAGGCGCAAACTCCATTGCCAAGTTGTACGTAAACGCACGCAGGTAACCTGGTGGGTAGTACAAAACCGTGGACAGATCAGCGGGTTTGTCTAATTCCTCAACCGAGATGAAGTGCCACACCATGTCTTGAGTTGGGCGGGGGTAGATGAACATTTCAATGTCGGGGAACGACATGTTGGTGAACATCACTTGCGGGTATGTAGACGTTACTGTCTTAACCGCGATGCCATCATACTGCTGCTGGTTAATAAACTTAATGCCATACGACACGCCGTTGGGCGCTACAAAGTATGTGGCGTCGTCAAGCAAAATGGGGCGGTTGCCCACAAAGTCACCCGACGGGCCAAGCGTGCGGCTAATCAGGCCAGACGGCCATGTGAATACTTGATCTTGGGTGGAGAAGACAGCCAATCGCTCAGTGTTCCAACTGTCAATCATTTGATTGAGCGCCATCAAGGCATCTTGAGAAGTAGCAGCAGACGGTGTTTCACCTTCGGCAAGCACGCCGAGCAGCCTAAGTGCCCGATTGATTTGTTCGCCAGCGGTGTACGTGGTCATGCTCAGACTCCTTCAGTTTCCACCTTACGGGTGTATTTGCGCTTTACAACAAGTGTGTTGACCGCTTCTTCAGACTCCGAAGGCGTATCCGAATTGTAGCGCACCCAGCCATTTTTTTCATCCGCTTCGGCTTCAGCTTCCATCGTGGCAACTTTAGCGCCGTGGATGGGGTGGGTCATGACAATGTTCATACTTAAAAATGGGGGTGATTAGCCCCCATTTAATTTAGCTTGCGCCGTGAATGATGGCGTAGTTGATGATGACAGCTTCAGAGTATGAAGTTGCAGCAGTCAAGTTTCGCAGCGTAATCAGCGCAGAACCAGCAGCCAGATAGGAAACGTAAGTGGTGTAAGCACCAGCCGCGCTACCAGTGGTATTGCTAGAAACGCACACAATGATTGTGTCATTGATGGAGATTAAGCTGTTAGTCAAAACAAACGACACGGCGGTGGCTCCGGCCAACGCTGCATTGTTCATTGTGATGCGGCCAACGCTGTTATTCAGCGTCACGCCTGTAGATTTGCTTGTGGCTTGAGTCACAGCACCTTGGGCTGCTGCGCTGTAACCAATTTCTTGGCTTGCGTAACAGGTAGTAAATTCGGGGTCGCTATACGCAACACCTACCGATTGTGAGTTAGACATATTGGTTCCTTAAAAAATAGGGGCTGAAGCCCCCATTAGGTTTACATCAAAAATGCCGAATAAGCTGCGTCGCCGGTCTTCACAAAACGGTACGTATACGCACCAAAACGTGGGACAGTAACAGAGCCAAAGATCGTAATACCAGTTCCTGTGGTAACAGGGACGGTAGACGATGCGCCGGTATTGTTGTTGTTGCAAATCGTCAAGCTAAAAGCTGAACCAACTTTTGCACTTGGAATAGCTGCGTCAAGCAAAGTCGCCGTGGGCAACGTCACAGTCAACGTAGCATCCGATGCTTTTGCACAAACAACCAAACCAACCGCCACTTGAGCAGCAGTCAGGGTGGTGTCTGCGGTCAAGGTGGTAGGGATGGTTTGTACGGTCAGTTGGGCTTCTGTAAGATTGCCGTCACCAACTTGGTAACCGCCTGCGCCATTAGGTAAAGTAGCCATGATAATTTTCCTTAAAAAGATTTTAAAACTGAAGGGGCCGAAGCCCCATTCAAATTAGCCCCACATGCGCACGCCCATTTGTGGACGAATCACGTTGAAACCGTACAAAACGTCAATACGGCAAGGCAGGCGGTCGTTGTTGATATCGTACTGGCGCACAACACGCAAGCTGATACCGTTGTGGACAGCGCGAGCAGCCATGTCAACGCCTTGTGGCAACAGCAAGTCAGCAGTTGCAAAGGTGATGGCATCTTTGTGGTAGACCAAGTTTTGTGGGTACTGAGTTGAAGCAGCGCCGACAAACACAACCGCCGCGCTGTTAGTAGGCAGAGTGTCTACAGTTGCCAGAGCGTTAGCGGCCGAGTAGATAGGAGCCACGGTCACAGTGATAGCAGTGCTGACAGCAGTAGCGTCAGCAACAGCCACAAACTGGAACAAAGAACCAGTTGACTCACGGGTCTGTGGGTTCACAGAGTAAACGTTAGCAATAGTGAATACATCACCTTGCTTAACTGTCACGCCAGAACCAACGGTCATCGCAATGGTAGTTGCGCCTTCAGCGGTCACAGCAGCGGAAGTTGTACCGCCAGTAGCAGCACGCGAACCAGTTGTGAACTGCTTGATCGACTGAGACATGTTGATCTCGTCAAAACCCAACACGCCAACGCCCATCATGCCATTTTTGAATTGGCGGCTGATAGTGTCAGTAGGGTTAAACAGACCTTTCAAGCCTTCAACCAAACCAGCGTTAGCGGCAGGGTTAACGGTAGCGTAACGCGGGTTCATCACGGCAGCGTTCTCGTTCAGCTTCTGCTGGGCTTGCAACAGCACCAAAGAAGTGGCGGGAGTGGTGCCAGGTGTACCAACGGTGTTACCGATGTACTTGTAGCTGTTAGCAACGTCAGCGTCAATGCTGGAGGCCAACTGGCTAATACGTGGCTTCAAGACACGCTCAGCAAAGTCGTCCAACTGCATGGTCAATTCAGCAGATGTGAAGTTGACACCGATGTGCTTTTGGCTGGCAACGGTCAAAGTGGTGAACTGTTCGTTGTCGTCTTGAACTTGCAGGGCTGCACCGTCAGTTACCAGAGCGCGGTCGGGCAAACGGATACGCAAAGTTGAACCGATTTTTGCACCATTGACAGCAAAGCTGTCATCGTACTGGCGGTTCACGTTACGGGTGATCACAAGGTTGTTCTCGAGAATTTCGAGACTTTTTCTTGTGATCATGTCGATGGTCAGAATACTGTTAGACATTTCAAATTCCTAAAAAAGTTTAGCGGTTCTGCGTTTCCCACTTCTTTTGCTGGCGTCTGCGTTCAGCTTCAATCCACTGCGAGTCCGTCATGGTCTTGGTAGACCGTGGGTCCGTAGTGTCATAAGCTGGCGATCCAGAGGACCGCGCAGTCACCGGCGAAATTGGCGCTGGTGCAGAAGTTGTTTTTTTGACCGGGGGCGCTGAAACCAATTTGGCTTCAATTTTCCCAATCTCTTTCGCCTGACCGAGTGGCGTCATGCGTGAGATACGGTCCGCTTCCTTTGGGTTTGAGCCGAGATAGTACGCTAACTCAGGCCCAATCTCAGAAGACTGGATCGCTTCAGCCATCACGTTCGTGACTGGAAGTTTGGGGTTGTAGGCAACTTGTTCAAAGTCGTCGTATTTACTCCGCGCTTCTTCCTCAAGATCGTGGTAGCTCTCAAGAACTTGCGACTGCTGCTTGGCAGCTTCACGCTTGGCGATCAGTTCTTCGGCTTTCTGGAGGGCCAGTGCTTGCGCATAGGCTTCAGTAGACTCAAACTGGTCAGCGGATGCTGACGGAGCTGCTTGTAGCGTTTGTTGTTCAGACTGACGCTGCGCTTGTTCTCGTTCCCACTTACGTTGCTCTCTTGCGAGGCGTTTGCCGATGGCAGCGTCAAGTTCCTCTTGCGAGAATGTCTTGGTTGGCTGTTGTTCAGCTACTTCCGGCGTACTTTCAACAACTTCAGGTGTGGCCGTCACATCCGTGGTTGGCGCGGAGTCTACTTCCGCTAGGGCTTGGACTTCTTCAGTCATTTAAACGAATCCTAAGATTCCTCGGTCAACCTGGCCGATACGGTGTTTTCAGCATTATGCTGGAATTTCTAATGTTTGTCGCGCTGCTTTTTGGGCGGCTTGATAGGTTGCAATCACTTCAGCGGTATGCACCAAAGCACAGACAGATTGTACTTTGGCATCTTCTGAGCTGTAGTCATCCCCAGGATGAAAATATTTGCCCTTAACTTGGTCTGCAAATGGTTTTCCATTTTCAAGAACAGTTACCACATAGCGCACAGCAATAGTGTGGTCGGCCAATACTTCAATGCGGTCAACAAAAGTTTGTTTTTCAAACATAATAATCCTTTATGTATCAAATGTAATAACTAATAGAAAAAATTAAATCACCCGACGCAGGCACGTTAAGCGTTACCGTATTACCGGTTGATGCTGAAATGCCTGCCCATGCTACAACTCCGCTAGAGGCAATTGAAAATCCAATCGCGCTACCAACACCTGTTCCGGTAAATGTGCTACCAACAGAACCAACAGATGCTGAAAAATTATCGTTGGCAGGAGGTAAAGCTGATGGAAGCGTTATTTGTAATTGACCTGTGCCCGTTGCTCCGGTCCAAGTTATACGAGTCCAAACTGTTACTTGATTGCCAACTTTCATCCATGTGCCAGACTGCTGTGAATATGTTGCAGTACCGACTGTAGAGGCTCCTTGCACCACAGGACTGTAAGTTCCATTTGTATTAACATCAGTAATAACACCTTTGTTATTAAAACCGTATTTTAGTTGATCAAAACCAGATACAGTATTTAAAGTTGGCGTACCAGTTCCATTTATAAAAAAGCCACGGTATACAATTTTTGAATTACCAGAACCTGCCCAATTTTTACAATTTGAGCCAAATACTGACCAGTTATAGTTTGTTTCAACAATTGCATTATCAAATAAAACAGTTCCGGCTAATCCTATGTCAAGAATGGATTGCCCATTGACACTTGGTGTAAATAACGTACCGCGAAACGCTAACCCTGTAGTGTAATGTCCAGATGTAGCGGGAGATGAAACGGAAACACAAGAATTAAGCGTTGATGAACCATATAAATAACAATCAATAAACTCACCAATATTATCGCCAGTTTGAGTTGTAGACATTCGCACGCCTTGAAACGTGCAATTTTCCAGCAAAAAGTTTTGCGCGGTAACATTCAAAATGCCCCCAATGCTGGAGCAATCACGCATATAAATTTGCCCACCTGATCCATCGCAATCCCATGCCACAGGATTGCCAGATGTTGGTATCCTAACAACACAATGGTCAAAAGTAACTTGATTTCCATTGCGGTTCATCCACCCAGCACTAACTGAACTTGGATAATTTTGCACCCAAACATAGCTAAAATAATTTTGTAAGTCTGGCCCTATTCCAGGCTTCCAGCTAGTATCAATTCCAGATGTAATTCCAGTTTGTGAATTGCAATCAATTAAAAAATTTTGCAATATAACACCAGCAATAGACCATGCTTTAAAAACTACGCCCGAAGTGCCTGACTTAGCTTTAAAAATTGTGTTAATACCATCGCCAATTAAACCCGCTGGTGCTGTTGATTGAGAAGATACGTTTTGATTTCCAAACAAAAGATTAGTTACAATGTATGTTCCCGCTGGCGCATAAACTGTTTTTGAGTTTGATGTTGCATAAGAAAATGCGGCATTTATTGCCGTAGTATCATCAGTAGTGCCGTCACCAGTGGCCCCAAAATCCAAGACGTTTACGGTAGCGCCTTGAATCATGGAATAAGAAACTTTGGTTAATGACATATTTTTCCTTTAGACAATATAAATCATACTTCCAACAAAACGCTTGCCAGAAATATTAACATTTAAAATACTACCGCCAGGATAATAAAAAACCATCCCTGCTGAATTTACAAGCCACCAAACAATCAATGTTGTGTAGTCACTATAAGACAAAATACCTGATCCATTTTTACTTGTTGATATGGGCAACGACAAAATTGCTTGTGACGTACTTGAGGTAATGGGGTACGTTACATCAAAATAAGCAGTAATTGTTCTACCAACTCTGGTGTAATACTGAGTTCCAATTTTAGTTAAACTTAAACCAGCCCCACTTGCATCGGTAGGCGTCCAAGTACCTTCTTCATACCAGTTCAGCAACTGGCTTGTCATTCCCGCTTGTGGAGTGTTGGCGGTGAAGTTATAACCTGTTGCAGCAGTGCCTTGCACAATACCATTTGAAGTCTGTGTGCGTCCAGCAGTTAGGTTGGCCACGGAAACTTGTTTGGTCGTACTGCTTTGCACAATTGGCAAAACCTCCGTACCCGCCAACGGCGTGGTAGCAGACGTTAATTCTGATATTTTGCTGTTAGCCATTAGTTAAACATAACTTCAATTAAAGAGGTTACTGGCGGCGCTTGTGAAAATGTAAGCGTTGTACTAGTAATATCATATGTATTCTTGTTTTGGTACACGCCGTTAATATAAACAAACGTGTAATTTTCACCAAATGACGCCGCGCTCAAAGTAAATACAGTTTGTGATCCTGTACCGGTAAAATTTTGAACTTGAAAACTTTGTGCGCCAATACCTGAAATATTGTCGTATGTGGCAATCAATACATCAGTTGAATCTTTTAAAACAAATTTGTATTGTGCCGAAGTAATCCAAATCTCACCGCCTGTAGGTACTCGGCCAGCAGAATCTAAAACAATTGGGTTTGTGCGGGCAACATTGCCAGCACTGGTTGTATAGCTGGCCAACGGTGTAGTTGTACCCGCAGCATAGGTGTACAGCTTACCGCCAGTCAGAACAGCGCCGGTATTGGTAAAAAACTGGGCCGCAACGCCGCCCACGGGTGAGAGGAATACGGCCATGTTTTTGTCCTTACGCGCTCAGTGCAGCGACTTTATCTTGGAATGCTTTAACCCGTGCATCAAGGGCTGCTTGATCGGCAAACAACTTGGCTTCTTTTGCATCAAGACTGTCTTGCAGACTTTGCTGGCGCACATCAAGCGCAGCGGCTGCTGCTTCACGTTTGGCCACATCAGACTCGCGGGCGGTTAAAGCAGCAGACACCGCTTTTTCTTGCGCTTCTACTTCTTTTTCTTTGGCCTTGGCCGCTTCAGAAACAGCAGTAGCTTGAGTCAATGCTTGATCGGCTTGAGCTTGCGTTGCGGCTGCACTGTCCTTGGCCTTGGCCAATTCTTCAGCGGCTTTAGCGCGGTCTGCCGCAGCATCTTGCACCGCAGACAAAGCGCCTTGGCGAACAGCCAGTTCATCGCGCAGCATGGCCATAGTGGCCAGGTCAACGGGCAACTGTTTGGTGAAATACTCAACGTAGTTCAATGCGGGGGTGTCGTTAGAGACTTGCATTTTGACCTCTTAGGAATAGTAAGTGATGTTGAGCTTGGCGCTTGCAGCTTGCTCAATAAACTGGATTTGAGACAAGTCGCCGTCGTACTGCAAAGTGACGCCCGAGGCCAACGGCATACCAACAGAAGCAGTTGGGGCCACGTTATCATCACGCCAGCGCACGTTTTGGCTTTCTGGGGTGATGATGGCAATTCGGGGTGTGCCAACCAAGCCGTTCAGATCGCGTTGGGGTACGGTCAATCGGGTGGCAGCGCTCAGACTTGTGATCTGCTGATAGCCCATTACCGAGGTAATTGCTTTAAGGTTAATCGCCATTTAGAATCTCCTTCTTTCGGTAAATGACCGAAGTTTAATCAACAATTGATCTGCGTACGCCACGATAGACTCAAAAAAGCCTCC